GTTATCATCTGTTGTGATGGCGATGTATCTACGTAGAAATAAATTAGAGCATCTGATGCCACAACACTGGGAAGAATTTAAGCCGTTGGTTGATATAATAAAACAACAGTCTGGTAAGGAAAATATTATAAATGGATGGTTTAATATTCTCCCTACTAATACAGACTTGCCTGCACATACACACAGTGAAACAAAAAGGGTAGGGACATCATATGGTAGTTTTGTATATTATCCAAAATTAATAGAAAACGATATACCCATTGAACTACCAATTGATGGCAAATGGATACCCGTAGGAGCTAAAACAGGCGATTGGATTTGTTTCGACTTGGACTGTGTACACCGAGTACCTCTTAATACTACAGACCATCATAGGATATCATTTACATTTGATGTATAAATTTTAAAATGGCAAAGCGCAAAACCAAACAAGAACCCACAGTTTCTGAACAGGATCTCATTGACGACCTAGAGGAACTTATGTTAGAATTTGATGAATTAGTTAAACAAGGAGATATCATGGCAACAGCAAAACCAATAAACAAGTTAAGCGACAAGATTACAAAAGTAAATGAAAACTTTACTGTAAATCGTTATGACAACGGCTACATGGTAGAAGTAGGTGGCCGCAATAAAAAAGGCGACTACGTCAATGCTAAAATTGTAGCAGGCACCATTGAAGAAGTATTGACTCTTGTGCAAGAAGCACTTGAGATGGATTTAGATAATTAAGGAGAGCGTCATGGCAATCTGGACTCTTAAAACTCTATACAAAAAGTCTGCTATTGAAAAACAGTATTGGTACAAAGATGGCCAAACTGTTATTCGACATGAAGGTTATCGTTGGGGCGAGTTCTATTGCGAAAGCAATGAACAGCCTGAATTGGATTTGAATAACTTAATAGAATACAATCTAAGCAACAGTGATTATGATTGGGAATTAGTAAGCCTTGATGATGGTTGCTGGGCCGAATGGTCTTTTCCAGATGACATGAGCGAAGAAGATCAGGCAGCCATTGAGAATGCCTGGGACGAAGATTCCTTTGAAGGCCTCGAAAGCCTGGGTTGGAGTTGTGATGATACAGATTATATCTTACAAGGCCCATTGGAGTTAACTGACGAAGATGGCAACGTAGTAGGCGCAGGAGACACAGAATGAGTCAAGTATATTTAATTAAGCCACTAGAAAAGAAAAGTATTGTTTACCATGTAGAAATGTTCCGCGACAATGCGGACGGATCTACTAGTTGGTTTAACATAGATGAAACCTATCGCTGGGGACAAGGCTTTGTTGAAGCTGACATGGACGTAAATCTTCCTTGGGCTGGTGATCCTGTAGCTTACGCCAAAACAGATGCTGGATGGGGATGTGAATTTGATGACAGCATCAGCGTTGACTGGGAATTCAGTGATGACATCTTGGAATTAGAACAACAAGAACTCAAAGAACTATATTACGAAGGTGGTGCAGGTTGGCTCTATGATGGTGAACATGACTGGCAAGAAGAAGATGCCGCAGTACATATTATTGCACCGTACCAAGTTAGCCTGTGTGATGAAGATGGTACAGTCATTGAAGAGAACGTTAAACTGAAGACACGTCCAACAACGCCAAGTAATAACTGGCCTTTCCCAACTTAATCTTATAAAAGGTATTTAAAATGGTAACATTAAAAGAATTCATGGAAGCAGTAGGCTATCGTATCACTGAGGGTAGCACGTATGGTTGGAATTGTTTTGGACCAAATGCTTATGCATTAGATAGCTGGAACGGCGAGCAAGATGGACATAGTTCTAGCATTGTGTTTGATACAAAAACTCAAGAAGTGTACCAGGTCACAGCATATGACTACACACGTGAACGAGCCTACAGACTAATCAATCCTGCGTATAAAGAAGCGCATGATAAGGAAGGCAGTGATAGAGACAGTAACATATCAGAAGCCTGGGAAGATGTTGAGTACACAGACTTAGAGTTAGCGTCAGACTTTATTGAAAAACTTGCTGCCATTGTCAACGAGGAAGAATACGACACAAGAGTAAGTATGCCCGTTGACTTCAGTGATGAAGAACTATTAACATACATGAAACTGGCTCACGAACAAGATATCACATTCAATCAGCTGATTGAAACTGCCTTGCGCGAAGCAATCGCCAGGCACGGAATTACTGTTTAAGTAATACATCTTAACAAAGGCCGCAATGCGGCCTTTTGTGCTTTTTACAATATGCTAAGTACGCACATATGAATATATTTGATAAAGTAGGCGGTCCAAAATACATATCCGAGGACACCATCAAGCGTAAGATTGGTGAATTAAAAGAACCAAAGCTGGTTACCTTTATGTCTGATGCTGAACGTGAACAGGCAAAGTTGGCACTTGTGAATAGTAAAAAGGGTGACGGTGCAGTAGCAGTCGACGGCAACCTCAAAAGCATTTATGCAATAGACACTCGCAAGGTGTTTGAGATTATAAACCAAGTGTCACCTAGCATGTGCTTGGCCAAATGGTACAATGTAAGCTTACACATTCCTACAGGAAAAACTCATAGTTGCTATCATCCTCCAGCACATCATATTCCCTTGGCAGAAATTGCATTAGATTCAGGTGCTATTCATAATACAAAACACAAAAAAGAACAGCGTAAGAAAATGCTTAATGGTGTTCGTCCGGAGGAGTGCAGTTTTTGTTGGGACATTGAAGACTCGGGCGAGGAGTTAAGTGACAGAGCATATCGTAGTAAAGATGTTTTCCGTCCGGGTATACTACAAGAACTTGCCAAGGATGGACACAGTGGCAATCCGCTACCTAGATATGTTGAAGTAAACTTTAACCAAGCATGTAATTTTAAGTGTGCTTACTGTAGTCCACATCTTAGTACAGAGTGGCAAAAGGAAGCTGAGAAGCATGGTCCGTACTTGCTGCCATCAGGAGGCAAGCATAACGATCTACAATGGATGATTGATTCAAACATGGTACCTGATAACGGACCAAACAATCCATATCTAAAAGCATTTTGGGACTGGTTCCCGTCAGTGTATCCAACACTACAAACTTTCCGTATGACCGGAGGCGAACCTTTAATGGATAAAAATACTTTTAAAGTATTTGACTATGTGCTTGAAAAGCCAATCAATCCTAATTTGCATTTAAGCATCACTAGCAATTGCTGTCCGCCAGGTGACCAGTGGAACAAATTTTTAACAAGCTTGTCGGCACTCGAAGATGCCAATGCCATTGATCACTTCATGCTTTATTGTAGCTTGGACTCCTGGGGCAAGCAAGCAGAATATATTCGCAATGGATTAGATTTTGAAGTTATGTATGACAATGTAACTAAATTCTTGCGGCAAGGCAAAAAGCACAGTTTGACTTTCATTGTAACATTCAATGCGCTAAGTATACCAGGATGGCTGGAGTATGTAAAAAATATTTTAAAACTACGCCAAGAGTTTAACACCAATCGTCAGTTAATTTGGTTTGATGTTCCAATGTTAATGGATCCAAATTGGCTGAGTCTAAAAATATTACCAAAAGAAAACTTAAAAGTGTTAGAAGAAAGCATTGCGTTTATGAGAGAACATCTAGAATCAAAAGAAACTCCTTTTAAAGGTTTCAAAGATTATGAAGTTGATAAAGTTCAGCGACTGTATGATTGGGCAAATCAACCAGTATATGATGATGAACTATCATCAGCAAGAGCAGACTTTCATGCATTCTTTAAAGAGCACGATAGCCGACGCGGTACCAACTTTGAAACCACCTTCCCGGAGTTGTCGGAATTGACAACGCTAGCTGAAGAAGCATATAATATACTGAGAAAATAATGACACTAAGAAAAGACGGCAGATCTACGGATCATCAAATTAAAGCATTACTAGATTCTAAGAGCCCTAGTATGTGTTTGGCCAAATGGTACAATGCCACTATTTGGCTAGGGTCGGGACAAACCACTTCTTGTCATCACCCGTTACCGCATCAAGTTAATGAGCAAGAGGTTAAGTTTAACCCTAAAGCATTGCACAATACAGCCCATAAAAAAGAAGAGCGCAGACAAATGCAAGATGGCGAACGCCCATCTGGTTGCGAGTACTGCTGGAAAGTAGAAGACATTGGTCGTGATAACATTAGTGACCGCGTGTACAAAAGCGTTATCTATAATGATCAGTTGTTAGAAGCTGCCGCAGAAATGGATTACCGCGAAGACTTTAACTTACGTACACTTGAAATTGCGTTTGATCGTACTTGTCAGTTTGCTTGCTCTTATTGTAACCCGGCGTTCAGTACAACATGGGTCAACGACCTAAAGAAGAACGGCAACTACATTAATCTGCACACAGACGGACGCGGGCATTACAATCACTTACACGAATCTGCTGGCTTATATGATCACAATCCAAGTAATCCTTACATTGAAGCGTTCTTTAAATGGTGGGAAAGTGACTTGCATCGTACACTTTATGAGTTACGTGTAACAGGCGGTGAGCCGCTAATGAGTCCCCATACTTGGCGATTGTTAGATTGGTTTACCACAAACGAAAAGCGCAACAAAAACATGCGCCTTGCTATTAACAGTAACTTGGGTGGCAAGGATGAAATAATTGACAAGTTAGTTGACAAAGCACAGTACATTGATAATTTAGAAATCTATACCAGCAATGAAGCAGTAGGTATTCAAGCAGAATACATTCGCGATGGATTGGACTGGCAACAGTGGGTTGGCAATATGCACAAGCTTGCCAGTAGTGGACACTTTAAAACACTACATGTAATGTGTACAATTAACTTGCTGTGTTTAGAAAGTTTGCCAGAGTTCTTGGACTGGATGCTAGACTTTAAAAAACAATATGGAAAGAACTTTCCTGTCTTTTCTTTGAACATCTTGCGTTTCCCGAGTTTTCAAAGTCCTACAGTAATGCCAGATGCAATGCGTCAAATTCGAAAGGATAAATTGCAAGTATGGTTTGATAAGAACAAGGACAATCCATTGCTACACCAAATGGAACTTAATCAAACACAACGATTGATTGATTATTTGGACGTTGTTAAGACCCCTCACAAGGATGCGTTTGGAAGAGAAAAGCTAGAAAAAGACTTTAAGAGTTTTTATCAACAGTATGACCAACGTCGTGGCAAAGACTTTGCAAAGGCATTCCCAGACTTAATGGATTGGATTAACTCAATTGAATAATAACACAAACGATACTCGCCAGTTTACTATCTTTAAAGAAGCAAACATGGACCCTGTTAGTAAATCCTTTTGTGGGGCAAAGTGGTTTGAAGGAACTATTTGGTTGTATCAAGGTGCAACAGCAAGTTGTCATCACAACCCCTTCCATAAGATTGAATTAGATCCTAATGACCCCAGTAGCTTACACAATACTCCGCAAAAGCGCAAAGAGCGACAAAGTATGCTTGATGGTGAGCAACCATCTGGTTGTAACTATTGCTGGTCGGTAGAAGCAAATGGCGGTATCAGTGATCGGTATGTCAAGACACAAGCTGTACCAAGAAAATTATTATCAAATTGGACAGATAACGCTGTACCCCAGCTAAACGGCCTTAAGCGACCGTTACGCCAGCTAAACGCTGATCCATACATGATTGAAGTTGCATTTGATCGCACTTGCAATCTTGCTTGTGCGTATTGCGGGCCAAGCTTTAGTAGCAAGTGGGCAAACGATATCAAGCAGAACGGACCATATGTAGGGCTCAAAACTGATTCACGCTACAGCACACACTCTTCGGAAGATGTTATACGCGATGACGAAGTCAATCCTTATACCGAAGCATTTTTTAAATGGTTACCTGACCTAGAGAAAACATTACAATGGATTCGTGTAACAGGTGGCGAGCCAACCATGAGTCCAAACTTTTGGCGTTTCATGGATCGTCTCTCGGAAGGTAAGTTTGCCGGTGACCTATCTATTAACAGTAACCTGGTATGTAAAGAAGAAATACTTGACCGTTTATTGAGTAAGACAGGACGCTTCAAAACAGCAATCCACACAAGCATCGAAAGCAGTTTAGAGCACACAGAATATATCCGTGATGGATTTGAAAAAGAAGTATGGTTAAAGAATGTTTACAAGGTTCTTGAAAGCCCTTCTGATATTGTTGATAAACTAAACTTTACAACAAGTATCAACAACATTGGCATTTGGTCAATGATTGACTACTTTAACATGATCAGTGACTTAAAGAAGAAGTATGGCAAGGTACGTGTAGAGCTTAGTTGTAATTTTGTACACTACCCTGTGTTTATGCGTATACAAATGATTCCGTATGCAATGCGTATGGAACTAGTAGGCGACTTCCAGCAGTGGTTAATTAACAATCGTACGCTTTGCCACGATACTGAGATTGCACATGTTGAGCGTCTTATTACAATACTTTCAGAAGAGAATCCCCATTGGGAAGCATACATTAGCAAAGAAGATGCACACAACGATTTAAAAATATTCATTGAACAGTTTGATCAGCGCAGAAATAAAAACTTTAGAGAAGTACTAGATACGAGATTTGTGAGTTGGTATGACAGCATCTGATAAGTGGTATTGTACACTTCCGTGGACTGGATTTAGTAACGATCCTGATGGTAAGGTGCGCCCTTGTTGTTTGTTTAAAGACTACATCAAAGACAATGATGGAAAGTTTATGCACGTACAAACAAACTCTATTAAAGAGATTTTTGCTAGCGACTACATGAAGTCATTACGACAAGGTTTCCGGGATGGCGAAAAGCCAGAAGGTTGTGAAACTTGTATCATGGACGAACGCAATGGACATCGTAGCAAACGTCAAATCTATACACGTAATGTAACTGATACGCACGAGTCATTGGTAAATTTTGATGCAGAGCCAAGCAATCCAACTGAGTATCAAATGATTATTAGTAATGCTTGTAACTTGAAGTGTCGTAGTTGTACGCCTAGCCATAGTAATCTTTGGCAGGCTGAACACAAGGAACTATTCGGGAACAATGGTTACACTATGATTCACAACCAAAGCGGAGACAAAAACGGTCTACTATGGAAGAATCGTAAAGAGTGGATGGGCACAGTAGAGCGTTTGGAAATTGTTGGCGGTGAACCATTTTACATTCAACAGTGGAACGATATTTGGCAAGAACTAGTTGCCAGCGGCCGCAGTCAAGACATTGATATTTCTATGAGCTCCAATGCTACAATCTTTGCAGGCGAACGTGTTAAATTCCTAAACGATAATTTTAAGAGTGTTGGCCTTGGTTTAAGCATTGACGGTATGGGTAGTATGTATAACTACTTGCGTCATCCTGGTAAGTGGGACGAAGTAAAAGAAAACATACTGGCCTACAGCAAGATGAAACAAGAAGGACTGCTAGATAACACAAATATTTCAGTTAGCCACACAATTGGCTGGCTGAATGCTTGGTACATTCCAGAGTTTACAGCTTGGATTAAAGAAAATACACACGAGTTCCAAATTTGGTACAACCTGATTCATAGTCCAGAACACATGACTATGTGGGCCATACCAGACCGTATTAAAGACATGATTGAAGACAAACTAAAGTCCAGCAGTTTCGGATCTGAAAATCCAGATGTAGTAACGGGCCTGGTAAATCATATGAATAGTGCATTACCTAATACAAAAGATCTAACAAGATTATATACAAAGTTCAGACAACATGACGAAGTACGTGGCGAAGACATACTAGACATATTACCACTTGAGTTTACTGAATGGATGGAACCATTGTTCAAATGACAAAGAAAATTTTTACAGATGAAGAATGGAATGCAATAAAGAACAACGGAACGTTCTGTCCTGCCCCTTTCTTTTCCTACTTTGTTGATCCAACTAATAATCTAGGTGCATGTTGTCAGCATGACACTTCCAGTAAAATAACTACCTTAGAAGAAACATACAATAGTCACAGTTTCAAAGAACTAAGACAGGATTTAGTCAATGGTGTAAAAAATAAACAATGTAATTCGTGCTGGAAACTGGAGGATATTGGAATAGAATCATATCGTCAAACAATGTTAAGCTGGATGAATGACTGGGAACATTCAGAAGAGCAGGTCAGAAGTGTAATCGACGATGACGGTAGCATTGATGATCCTGTAATATATTTTATGGATATAAGATTTGATAACACTTGTAATTTGCGCTGTCGCTCATGCGGCATTAAATTTAGCAGTACTTGGTATCCTGAGGAAAAACTGTATGTGGAACAAACCAACGGGCATGTAATGGCGCATGAGCAATTTATAAAGGCAAACGTTGCAATTGACGATTTAAAAAAACATCTGACTACTGTAAAAAGAATATACTTTGCTGGCGGCGAGCCATTAATCAATCAACAGCATTATGAAATACTAGACTACTTAATTGAAATTGGAAGAACCGACGTAATCTTGTATTACACTACAAATTTCAGTAAGCTAACACATTCTGTTTATGATGTCATTGACTATTGGAAAAAATTTAAGGTTGTTTGTGTAGTAGCAAGTTTAGATGGTAGTTATGAACGAGGCGAATATATTCGAAAAAACATCAGTTGGACAAAGGTTGTTGCTAACAGAGAACGTATGATTGTTGAAGTACCACATGTGAAATTTTTATTAGGTCCAACAATAAGTCTATTGAATGCTTACAATCTGATAGATTTGCACCGAGAGTGGGTGGAAAAGAAATATATAGGTCCTTACGATCTTAGTATTAACATTCTAACTTTTCCTCTGCAATATCATATTAAAAATTTACCCAGCCACCACAAGAAAAAGTTAGAAGAAATATATACAGAACACATTGCGTGGATTAACTCTTTCGACCGTGACTTAAATGACACATCTAGCAATTTTAAATTTTGTATAAACGGATTTGAAAATGCTATAAAACTATTACAGCAAGACAGTGATTCAAATTGGGCTAAACATTGGGAAAAAAATCAATGGCTAGATCAGCATAGGGATGAGGACTTCTCTAAAATATTTCCCGAATACATTGATTTGATAGTAAACACACCTAACAATAAAAGTATAAGAAAATGACAAAGAAAATTTTTACAGATGAAGAATGGAATGCAATAAAGAACAACGGAACGTTTTGTCCTGCCCCTTTCTTTTCTTATTACATTGATACAAACAATAAGCTAAGTGCTTGCTGTATACAAAATGCTGGCAACAATAAATTTGCCCCAGATATCGTTGCCGGCGTACCACTCAAAGAAACTTACAATCATCAAAACTTTGTAGAAATGCGTCGAGATTTAAGTGCAGGCGTAAAAAACAAACAATGCGAACGTTGTTGGATGAATGAAGAAATTGATACTCGAAGTATGCGACATGGTATGCTAGAGTGGATGCACGAATGGAGTGGTGCAGAAGAATACGTTCGTAATGCAATAACAGAAGAACATACAGTTGAAGAGCCAGTTATACATTACATTGATATTAGATTTGATAACACTTGCAATTTACGTTGCCGCACATGCTTTTCTCACTATAGTACCAGTTGGTATCCTGAAGAAAAAGAGTATATAACTCAATTTCCAGAAAAGAAATATAAGCTAGCGCAACCAATACAATTTACCAGTGCTAATGTAACAGTAGATGAACTAAAAGGAAACTTAACAACAGTAAAGCGTATCTATTTTGCCGGCGGCGAACCGCTGATTACTCCACAGCATTATGAGATATTGCAATTTCTAATAGACACCGGGCGTACTGATGTTGACCTATACTACAACACAAATTTTAGTAAACTGACACACTCAAAATTTGATGTTATTGAATACTGGAAGCAATTTAAGAATGTTAGCATTGGTGCCAGCCTAGACGGAAGTCATGAAAAGGGCGAGTACATTAGAAAGAACATTAGTTGGGCCAAAGTAGTCGAAAATAGACAGCGTATGATCGATGAAGTGCCACACATACGTTTCTTGTTAAGTCCTACGGTTAGTATTATGAATGTGTATAACGTATTGGACTTTCATCGCGAATGGGTTGAAAAGAAATATATTGGACCATATGACTTAAATGTAAACTTGTTGTTTGGGCCGCCCGCTTACAATGTTAAAAGTTTACCAGAGCATCATAAAGAAAAATTGCGAGTGTTATACACTGACCACATTAACTGGGTAAAGAGTTTTAAACCAACATTCGAAAACCGTAAAAATAAACATTGGTACTATGATGAATTTAGTAGTGTACTCGACCCAGTCTTTTGTATTAATGGATTTGAAAGTGTGCTAAACTTGCTTAACCAAGAACCAGACCCAGAGTGGAAATTATATTGGGATAAGAACCAATGGTTAGATATGAAACGTGGCGAAGACTTTTACCAGGTATTTCCCGAATTTGAAGACCTGCGAAACATTATAGTTGATCATGGACACAATTAAACTGCACCAATTGATTAAAGAAACTAGCCCTACGTTTTGTATGGCCAAGTTTCACGAAGCTACCATTTGGTTATACAATGGTAAGATTGCCAGTTGCCACCATAATCCATTTCATGATGTTGGTAATACAGTTGAGACTTTTTATAACACACCTGTCAAGAGAGAACAGCAAAGTCGTATGCTCAATGGTGAAAAGCCGGATGCGTGTGGCTATTGCTGGAAACTAGAAGAACAAGGGCTAACAAGCGACCGACACATTAAGAGTGGCAACTACCCTGATCATTTAGATGCAGTAGAATATTTTTACCCTGCAACAAACTTTAAACCACGTGTGTTAGAACTTGCGTTTCAAAAGACTTGCAATTTGGGATGCTCCTATTGTAATGCTGACTTTAGTAGTCAGTGGTTAAATGATATACGAGTCAACGGAACATACAGCAACATCTTCACAGATACTCGCAAACATTATCAACGTCCTGCTGATGAATACAAAGAGTCCCCAGTTGACTTAACATTGTTTTGGTCTTGGCTAGACAGTGTAATTGATAACATAGACATTATTCGCGTTACTGGCGGAGAGCCGTTGTTGCATGAAGAAACATTTACATTGTTAGATCATGTGCGCTCTAAGAATCCTCTAGTTAAGATTGCTATCAACAGTAACATGTGCCAAAAACCAACTGTATTAGAACGATTCGTTGAGAAAGTAAAAGGTATTAAAAATGTGTCTATCTATACCAGCAACGAAAGTGCAGGACATGTTGCAGAGATACTACGTGATGGCATGGATTATCAGCAATGGCTTGACAATGTGTTTACGTTAGATCAAGCTGGCCTGGATCACATTTTTATTATGACAACCATCAATGCAGTAAGCTTACAAAACTTTGATCAGTTCTTACTAGACATGGGCAAACTAAGAACACAAATGCGTACACCTATTACTGTAGATTTTAACTTCTTATCTTATCCAGAGTTCCAAAATTTTGCTTGCCTGAGTCAGGAAGCACTAGATCATTATTCTGCAAAATATTCAGCATTTATACAAGGTACAGATCACAAACTAAATATCACAGAAGTTGCTAATTATCAACGCTTGTTGACCAGATTAAATCAGCCTGTTGCTGAGAACCAAGATAAACTTGCCAAAGACTGCTACAGTTTTTACCAACAGTTTGGCCAACGGCGCGGCAAGGATATTAGTAAGCTTGAGTTATTTGAATTTATAGGTTAAGTTATGGGAATGTTAAACAAGTTTTATGAAATAGACTTCACAGATGGCACACGTATTGAAACGTTGCGCTACCAAATTGTCGACACCCCAGTTGCAGAGCTATGGTTAGATCGTGTGCGCTGGCATCTTGCATTGCCTGATTGCCACATTTTTGCTAATCAATGGATAGTTACATTGCCCACATTGGAAAAAGTACAGTCAATGTGGCGCAACATGAAAAAGCTGGTTGATGAAGCAAACTCTGGACAATACATACAAGTTTCCTATATTGATATGGAGCCTGAGTTTAATCCAAAAGCAGACAACAGAAAAATTTTAAATTATCTACATTTACAATTCCATCAATTTGAAGAAGAGCTACGCGGAAAAATTGTTGGATATGATCCACTACAAGAATTAAATGTTGAAATACATCGCATAGAGGCAATGTTGGACAGGGCACTTGATAACTCTGGACTGATTGCTGGTGATGTCAGTTGTGGATTTTTCTTACATGGTTCCGCTCACACAGCACCAATTAGCGGAACACATACTGTACCAATTGACGATATGAGTTTGTATCAGTACTGGCAACACAATACTACCTTTGGCGATCTTTTATTAGGTTATCACACCGTTGGCAAGAACTTAGAACATTGCTGGCGCGACGGAGATATTGATTTAGTTAAAACAGGTATGTTACGACCTCAACAAACAGTAAGCAACGAAGTAGTATTAGCATTCCGTGGCAACGACGTGCCCAGTGGAGCCCGGGAGTGGAAAAAAGAAGTTGACGCAATTCAGCAATGGGTCAAGGATAACGACCTAGCGCAGTATGTCGATATGTCACAGCCCTATCATAATATATCAGGTAGACCGTTGCTTGGTAGAATAGTAGGCGACTATACCATAGAAGAAATTAATGAAATTTTTGAACTTGGCCGAATTAAAACCGTTAGACTAATAGAGTGAATATGAAAACAATAGAATTTGGATTATACAATCAGATCAACAATAGATCAGAATCATACCAAGAACACATACGAGGTATTACTAACTTTGCAGTCAATTTACAGATTGTTAGTTATAATTGGACAAACAACAAAAATGCCAGTCTTATTGTAGACACAAACGTAGACAGCATACTTGCTAAGGCAGACCTAAATAAACCTGATTACGTTTATGTAGTGGCTTATGGTTATCGTAGTTATAACGAACGTCTTGTTACAATGATGATTGATCATGCTGAAGCAAATGGCTATAGTGTATTGGCGCACATATTAGAAGACAATCCCAAGGACCCATCAAATGGATTTTATTCATTACATAATCAATGTTTTTTAATTAATATGGAACATTGGCGTGCCGCAGGAAGTCCAAAATTTGGCGGATATGAAACTACAACAGCAGAACTGCCCTTGGTAGTAAGAAGCAGTAGCAACTTTCACGATGACTACACACCATACGAAATCAAGCCAACAGGACAAACACGACAGTACACAGGGCAGTTGCGCGATGGTTGGAATTTAGCTAGCACTATGATTAAACATGGATACTCAATTGGTAATTTCCCAGACGAGATTCGTAACTTAAAACAACACATATATCCCGAAGTAGGTAACGAGTTAGAACAAGTGTTAGCCGGTGATACATCTGTGCAAGTAGTTGAGTATAATCAAAAGCGTTACATTGACCTAATGGACTTTAGTGGATTCCAAGGTAGTGTGTATGTGTTTAACACTGATTCAATGCGCCCGGACAATATCCCTTATAATAAGAATACCAAATTAGACAGTATCTATTGCGTAGCCGCAGGCTTTAAGCCAATTCAATTAATGAATCAATGTGACTGGGACAGTAATACACAAATGGTTTATTTTGATTACAGTGATTCCGCATTGGCATTTAAACAATGGCTATTCGAAACATGGGATGGGCGGGATTATCTTGCCGCAGTAAACAAATACCAAACAGAAATTGATACTGGCTTTAGACCAATTTGGTTTGTAGGCCGTGATTATACACCCGAGTGGAACAAGACTATGGAATACTTTGGTGGCGAACAAGCTTGGTTAGAACTGTGGGACAAGTATCGTAAATTGCCACATAAGTTTTTAAAAACAAACTTGTACAGTAACTACCAAGACTTGGTTAATGATATGAAACAGCATCCGGGAAACAACTTAATTTGGTTTAGCAATAGTTTCTACACTGAAGCAAGTTTAAGACATTTCCGTCCAAGCGAATTAAAAGATTTGTACGAAAAATTCATTAATGATTTAAAAGCAAATAATAATAGTTTACAAATATGTGGTACTACAGATACAGGAAGTAGTGCTTGGCAACACGTAGGACAAATAAAATGATTCCACGAGTAATACAAGAGTTCTTTAACGATATTGATAATCCATGGACCATGGATTTTAAAACGCAAGAAATTCCTACATTTGAACACGAAGGACAATTAGTTGACTGGATTATTAGCCAATCCGGTTGGCCATACTTGCCGCTGATATTGCCCGGTGCGCCATTTGAAACAATGTTAAAAGAAGCATTTGGCTTGGAAGACTTGTTTGTAATGCATCGTACTACTCCAGGCGAAAATCCCGAGTATGCAAACCTTGGCTGGAAGAGCATTTGCTTACACGGCGAAGCATGGGACAAGACAGGACACTGGGAAGCATACTCTGATAACGCAGGTAAAACACAAGCAGACATTGTGTACAAGTGGTGCGATGAAATTACAGAACGTTGTCCAGAAACCACACGTTACTTTCGTGATGTATTTCCTAATCACAATTATCAACGATTGCGTTACATGTGGCTAGACCCACAAGGTTACATACAGCCACATCAAGACAGACAAGAACATTTTCTTGGACCTATCAACGTAGCACTAAACAATCCCAAAGGATGTGAGTTTAAAATGGATGGTAAGGGATATGTTCCTTTTAAAGAAACAGGCAATGCTTGCTTGGTTGACATTGGCAACCATCACTCCGTTTGGAACAACAGTGATACTCCACGAATACACATTATTTCGCATGGTGGTAGCAGAGGCGATTTCAACCGCATAGTTGTTGACAGCCTCAAGGCATTGCTGTAATACCTGTATATTAATAAGTATTGTTTTAAAGGAGATATCCAATGTTTAAAAAAATACTAGACTTTATTCTTGGACCATATCGTAGATACCAAGACAAGCGTCGATTAAAAAAGCGCATTGCTGAGCTACGCAAGCGAGATCCATTTATCTACTAACATATGATACTTGGTATTACAGCACAAAATCATGATGCCAGTCTGGCATTAATTGATGGAGATCGGATTGTGTGGGCCGCACATGCAGAACGCTACAGTAGAGTTAAGAACGATAATCTGCTAAATGCAGACATGTTGGCAGACATGCGGCAGTATGGTGAACCAACCGAACTGGTATGGTTTGAACGGCCCGTACAAAAAGACCTACGTAGATTGATTTCTGGTCAACGGCCATGGCGGATTGTTCCTGGTGACCAACTACGTGCAGTGGGATTAGATCACTTGCCCGTTAACTATGTTGGCCATCATCATAGTCATGCTTCAGCCGGCTATTACACCAGTCCATATGAAGATGCTAGTATCTTAGTCGTAGATGCGATTGGTGAATGGGACACAGTCAGTATCTGGGAAGCACGTAAAGATAAGATGGTCAATCGTTGGCGTAAGCGTTACCCCAACAGCTTTGGATTATTCTACACAGCAATGACACAATGGCTTGGCCTAAAGCCCAACGAAGAAGAATATATTCTCATGGGCATGGCCGCTCATGGCACACCTCGGTACGTTGAAGAATTAAGAGAAACATTCTTTAGGAAATGGGCACCACCTGATTTTAAACTGCGACATAATTTACATCGTGGTTGTTCTTGGTGGGAGCCATGTGATAGTCCTGCCTCAAAATTTGATATTGCCGCAAGTGTACAAAAACTTGCAGAAGAATACCTATTAGAAACTGTATTAGTAATCAAAGCAAATACCACAAGTGACAATTTAATTTTCATGGGCGGTGTTGCTCTCAATTGTGTAGCAAACTCTGTTATTGCAAGAAGCGGCATCTTTAAAAATATTTGGATTATGCCCAACCCCGGCGATTCTGGTAGTGCCATTGGTGCTGTTGCCGCATACACACAACGCCATTTAAAATGGTCAGGACCTTACTTGGGCACAGATATTAAACAAGATGTAGACATCAAATCACTTGTAGATGACTTAGAAGCAGGCAAAGTTGTTGCACTGGCAAACGGACGTACAGAGTTTGGCCCAAGAGCTTTAGGCAATAGAAGTTTACTTTGCGACCCTAGAGGTGTAGATGCCAAGCTGAGAATGAACACTGTCAAGAAGCGCGAACAGTTTAGACCATTTGCGCCAGCAGTATTAGCAGAACATGCCGACACATACTTTGACATGCCGGTCAAGGACAGTCCTTACATGCAGTTCGTGGCACGTTGCAGGACTCCTGACTTGCTACCAGGTGTTTGCCATGTAGACAATACCAGCAGAGTACAAACAGTAACTGAACGAGATAATCCTTTGTTTAGAAGTATTCTAGAAGAATGGAACGCTCGCACAGGTTGCCCCATCTTGATGAATACAAGTTTGAATATCAAAGGTGAACCCCTGGTCAACACTTGGGCAGATGCACTAAGATTTCAAAGCCTACATAATATACCCGTTTATTGATAAGTATTGTTTTAAAGGAATTTTCTAATGAAACAGATTTTGGTATTAGTATTAGCAGTTTTTGCTAATCTATCATATGCATGGGAACAACGGCCGCCATTGCCCTTGGCTGCATGTAAAGTACACGCACCTTATGGTTTTGCTGAAACAAAACGTGATGCAAAACCAATTTGCCGCGAAGCATATCTAGTTGCGTATGATGCTCCTGCAAAAATTCCAGCTTATGTAAGTTATACATTAACTCCACCAAATGCAATTGGATGCTGGCCACGAACAAATGCGTTTGTTGCTGACAAGAGTGTAGTTGGTGGTGCAAAGCCCGACGACTATGCTGGCACAGGATATGACAAAGGGCATGCCGCTCCGGATGGTGATTTATCATGGAGTGAGATTGTAGAATACGAAAGTTTTTTAATGACAAACATGTATCCTCAGCACGGCTCTTTAAACAGGGGAATCTGGAAGTTGCTAGAGACGTCTATAAGAGGTTGGACAGTCCAACACAACCAGGCTTTTACCATATACGTTGGCGCATTTTATGGCGCTGGTGATCCTACCATTGGCGCCGGTGTAATTGTTCCGCATGGTTACTATAAAATTGTAATTAATAATGCTACAAAAGAAATTGCCGGATGGACATTTCCACACACAAAACCATATGTTAACTTGGGCAATGACTTAACCAAGTTCCGTGTTAAGATTGCACAGATTCAAAAGGAAGCTGGTGTTAGTTATGAGTATCCAGCAGGTGCCAAAGAAGTAGCAGTGGGCGAAGAATGGAAAGTAGACTTTGGTGCATTGACCAATGCCAAACGTGCCAAATGTGGCAAAAATGCTGAATAACATTAGTGTTAATGACGTAAATAAATTGTGAAAACTTAAAACCGCATCATACGGTATCACTAGACAGGGCACATTGGTTGCCCTGTTTTCTTGACTTATTATAAGTATTTTGCTACAATAACATGATGAAAGTAATTAATGTCATTGCAGGCCCAGGGGCGGGTAAAAGCACCCTAGCGTCAGGCTTATATCATGAAGCAAAACGCCGAGGGTGGAATGTAGAGTTAGTAACGGAAGTTGCTAAGGACCTAGTTTGGGAAGGCAGGCATTGTGCGCTGGAAAATCAAGCATACGTATTTGGAAGACAAGTTCAAAGAATACATAGGCTTGCGGGACAAGTTGATTTTGTTATCACAGATAGTCCTGTGTTATTGAGTGCTATCTATGCCCCTGCAGATTATCCTGCAGGGTGGGAACAGGTAGTAGTAGAACTCTGGAAGCGTTACGATAACTACGTGGCATTTCTAGGGCGCGGCCCGTGGTTCGATGATCGCGGCCGTGTGCATAACCTTGATGCTAGCATTGAGGTCGATCAGAGGATTGCGGCGTTACTGGCGAAGCATAATATAACCTACACCCAGGTTGATTATGGATACAGTAACCCAGGTGAAGTCTTAGATAATATTTTATTGTCAAAGGCCTGACTGGAGGTAGTCCTAATGAAAGGAGGTGTAACATGCACATGACCCCAAAGAATTTCTCGGGCATGTCACAGCAAGCGGTCACACGTTTGCTATCTAAAGTCATCATATTGGCTTTATCATTATTATTGGTTTCTTCAGCCGTGTCTGGAACAGCCAATCAAACTCATGTGAATGACAAAGAAACATGGGAACAGCGAATGCGTAAACTGATGCATATCAATTTGGAAGAAATTGGTGGTGCAAAAAAAGCCTTGGCCGACAAGCAGGTAAAATGTTTAGCTGAAAACATTTACTACGAAAGCCGTGGTGAAAGTTTAAAAGGACAGGTGGCTGTTGCAAACGTAACTCTCAACAGATTGGATGAAGGCTACGCCAATACCATATGTGGCGTAGTAAAGCAAGGTTGCCAATTTAGTTGGACCTGCCTTCCTGGTGTTGGGTTCCCTTCGGGACAGTTATGGCATCAGGCTATAGGTGTGGCCTTAATTACGTTAAATAACAAAGAGGAAGTTGAAGATCCGACCAATGGGGCGACTCACTTTCATGCTACATATATTAATTGGAAACCAACTTGGCGAAGAGTCAAAGACTCTGTTAACCGAATTGGCAATCATGTTTTTTATAGAGTAAAACCAAAAGAGGAAAAATGAGAAGATTATATCCAGCAAGATTGCTAGAAGTACGCGGCACTGACATGCTAGACGTAGAACTAGATCTTGGCTTTAATGTTTATACACGTCAAAAGATTAGACTGTTTGGAGTTGCATCATGCGGCAAAGACTCAGATGTGCGAATTGTCTTAACTGAGTTATGTAAAGATGGACTCATCGTGGAACCTATTATCACCAAACGTGCCAAGTTAGGTCGTGTGCTTGGTTGGGCGTATATTCCTAACGAAGCCGGTGAGCCCACATTAAATATCAATCAAGCCATGGTAGACCAAGGACTAGCAACCAGCTTCCAGGTCACCGAAGAGGAGGATGATGAATAATGTATGAAGAAGGTTTAACAGCTAGAAAAATTGCTGAGTTTGATAACTCAATATTTGACGACTATCGAAAGTGGGAAGCCGAATGGGACTGGGATCCTGTTGAACAACCACACCGATATGTAAGAACAGACTTAACTCATTTGATATACCTGCCTGTAAACGAAGCCAGACAGAAAGCATTTATTGAAGTCTCAAGAGGATACCCTCCGGGCATACAGGACATGTGGGACAACATACTAAAGTCAAAATGCGAATACCTAGCCAGCCTGACTGGAATTGCAGATCCTGTAGTTGTACAAGCGGATATAGCAAGAATGCGTCCACGTGAAGGTGATACAGTATTTCACACTGACACTAGATTTAATCAACGCTATGCTCGCCGGTACAATATTGCAATTAGTACTAATGCTGAATGCTGGTTGTATCACTACAGTTATGATTTAAATAATGGTGGAATGCGAGACCACATCAATGAAGGTGAGGTATGGGAATTGAATAACAAAATTATTCACACCGCAGTAAACTATGGGGAGACTTGGAGAACACATTTGATCATTGACGTCATGCCACAAAATTATTACGATCGTATGTGTGAACTTTATGATCCTTATGGTAAAGTGCCAAACCCACAAAGCAAGAATCGAACTTATGATTATGACATGGACGGTAAAAGAATAGAAGCACCGTTGTTCACTGACCTGCCACATTGCTTCCCGGCAAAGACACATGTTTGAGGTGATACAATGCATGAACCAGGACTAACCGCCCGCAAGATAGCTGTATATAATCCTAAATTATTTAATATAGCAGTTGAATTACTTAACGCATACAAATGGAACGCAAAGAACAAGCGTAAAGGCGATAACACACAGTTATTGCATTTGCCAAATAGCCCAGAACGTATCGCAGGCTTCTACGATATCACTGGTCCTATTACAAAAGACATGGTTGACATAATGTGTGCATTTCGCCAACCCATTAATTACATAATGAAATTAACCGGCATTGCTGACCCTGTACTGGTACAAGCAGACATTGCTCGTATGCATCCGGGTGGCGATACATTAATGCATATTGATACGAGATTTTCGCATCGATACAGCAGACGCTATAACATAGCACTAGAAACAAATCCAGATTGTTACTTATATCATATAAGTTACGATTTGGAAAATGGAGGGGTTCGTGACCACATTGAACCCGGAGAGGTATGGGAACTTAACAATAAGATTGAACATACCGCAGTAAACCATGGCGAAACATCAAGAACTCATTTGATCATTGATGTTATGCCTAGAGAATACTATGAAAAAATGTGGATAAAATTTCCCAACGCATTTGGCAAGGTACCAAACGTTCAAGGAAAGAATAACACATATGACTTAGACAAGGATAGTAACATGTTAGATTACTGGACTTTGTTTGATGATCTACCACACTGCTTTCCAGCAAGGACACACATTTAAAATGAAAATCACACGCACAGACAAGTTAGTTGCCTACTTGGCACTACTAAGCGGATTAACTATATCCGTTGTTGCAATTTGGTACAGCGTAGCAGGCCTGGTATCAATATTTGCGGCCGCAGTTGTTCCTATTATTGTTATGGGGGTAGCACTAGAAGTTAGCAAGCTTATTGCAACTGTATGGCTAAAACAAAACTGGAAACGGGCGCCAGTCTATATTAAAGCATACATGTCACTGGCAGTGGCCATCTTAATGATCATTACCTCAATGGGTATCTTTGGCTTCCTGAGTAAAGCACACAGTGACCAGAGCCTAGTTAGTGGTGATGTTCAAAGTAGGATTGCTGTATATGATGAAAAAATTAAAACTTCACAGGATACCATAGATGTTAATCGCAAAGCACTTAAACAACTCGATGAGGCAGTGGACCAAGTTATGGGCCGCTCGACTTCAGAAACGGGTGCGGATAAAGCCGTCGCTATACGTAAATCTCAAGCGAGAGAAAGAACTAGAATGCTTGCTGAAATTGCAGCCGAGCAGAAAGCAATTACTAAATTTAGAGAAGAACGAGCCCCTATTGCTGCCGAGGTACGCAAGGTTGAAGCAGAAGTAGGTCCCGTCAAGTACATTGCGGCATTTGTTTATGGTGACAACCCAGATGCTAATGTGTTAGAAAAAGCTGTAACATGGGTAATTATTATTATTGTTAGTGTATTTGATCCGTTGGCAGTTATCTTATTGTTGGCAAGTCAATACAGCTTCCAATGGTTCCGTCAACAACAAGATGAAGAAGCGGAGGGTGACAGCCCAGTAAGGATTCAGGAAACTGAACCACCAATTGACACAACACCTACCCCTACCCCTGTGTACGAAGAACCTGAAACACACAGTGAAAGCATTGCCAGTAACTTAGATCCAGTGTATCCTGCTACAGAAACAGAGGTAGAGGAACTTGCTGAGGCCAAGGCTGATGCCAAGGAAGAAGTCATTGGCGAGCTATATGTTAGTGATTTAATCACAGCACCTCCAGGTACGCCCGGAGAAGCATGGGATGCTCCTGTTCAATCCGAGCAACAACAACCTTTAAAAGAAGATAAAATATATGTAGCAAGCAAAGAAGATATTGCTAAACGAAAGCGCAGTAGAGGATGGTTCAATGTTACCTATCCAAGCCGCGATGATGTTAATTAACTAAAGGTCTATTTTGAGTGATTCAAGTGTTTATGTTGTAAGTCCACCAACTCTCTATATGCCAAGTGGTGGCCTTGCATTTTGTTTGGTTAGTAATGACAAAGTATGGCAAGATACTATAATTAACCTATTAGAAAAAGGCATACAGAATCAGCTTACATTTTATGCCAATGAAACAGCGGCAAAGGATCCCAAGGCTTGGGTTTGGTATTGGCATGTGGTTGACAACTGTGGTATGGTTTTCGTTGATACAGCAAGTTGTACAGAACATGAAGTACGTATGGCCTTGGCAATGTCTAAAGTAGACCAGCCAGTTATTTTCCATGTCAAGCAAGGCAACGACGAACTGGTTGCACTTCTTAACGCTGTTGATATTCCACACTTTGAAGATTTTGAACACCTCCTTGCTATAATGGAGGTCACTCTTGGTAGATAAAGTTCAAAAATTAACATGTAGTTTTTGTAGTAAAAGCAGAGATGAAGTCAAAGCATTGATTGCTGGAGAAAACGCATACATTTGTGACGAGTGTATTAATCTTTGTGTAGATGCTATAGCATCCGACGTGAAAGATAAGCCCAGCGAATTTATTAATTCAACAACGCCAAGTGAGATCAAAGCATACTTAGATAGATTCATTATTGGTCAAGACTTGGCCAAACGAAGTTTAAGTGTAGCTGTTCGCAATCACTACAAACGATTGAGTCAGGGTAGTACGGATCTTATTAAGAAATCAAATGTATTACTAATTGGCCCCACTGGCTCAGGTAAAACACTTTTAGCAAAAAAACTTGCTGAAAAAATCAATGTACCTTTTGCAATTGCAGATGCTACTACACTAACTGAATCAGGTTATGTAGGCGATGATGTAGAAAGTGTTATTCATAGATTGGTGCAAGCAGCCGATGGCGATATTAAAAAGGCTGAGACAGGTATCATCTACATTGACGAGATTGATAAAAAAGGTCGTAAGAGTGAAAGTTCTAGTATCACTAGAGATGTGTCAGGTGAGGGTGTACAACAGGCCTTGCTCAAGTTAATTGAAGGCACTGAATGTCGTGTGCCACAAAATGGTGGTCGTAAACATCCAGGCAGTGATACAAATATAGTAAACACAAAAAATATCTTGTTTATCTTAGGTGGTGCATTTGTTGGCCTAGATGAACAAGTTAAAAAACGTATAAGTGGTGGTGCCAAAATTGGATTTGGAGCAGAAGTAGATCGTGCTGATGTTAAAACAGATGTATGGCTAGCAGAAGTGGAGCCAGAAGATTTTGTCAAGTTTGGTATGATTCCAGAGTTTATGGGACGTATCCCTGTTGTTGCCGCACTGGATACATTAACTGCTGATGACTTAGTACATATCATGACTGATCCAGAAGACAGCATTGAAAAAGAGTATAAAGCAATATTTGCACTAGATCGAGTTGAACTTGAATTTACGCCAGAATCACGTATGGCTATTGCTACGTTGAGCATTGCTAAAAAAACAGGTGCACGTGGTATTAGAAGCATAATTGAAAAGGTATTGTTGGATATTCAGTTCAATTTGCCTGAATTAGTCCAAGAAGGATTAAGTAAAGTTATAATTACTGAGCAATCTGTGGAAGACCATAGTACAGTCAAAATTTATAAAAACTTAGAAATAGTAGCATAATAATGAGCAGAGACAATCAACGCCCTAAAATTAGGGGCACAAGTGTATTGGTCAAAGATGACCAAGTTGAAAAAGCACTTAGAAAATTTAAAAACAAGATACAAGATAGTGGCAAAATGGACGAAGTTCGCGATCGCGGAGAATATGTCAAACCAACTACTGAACGTAGAGTTGCGGCAAATAAAGCAAGACGTCGTCATTTAAAACAAGTAGAAACAGATGAACTAAACGGAAAACGTGTGCCACGCGATGGCATAAAACGCCGGATGTATTGATACTTGACTTCTTGCTGAGAAATAAATATAATAGTGATATACTAGTGCCATGAGGGCTAGTGATTCACTTGATAATGCCCATGAAGGGGTTATCAAACAAACTCGCTTTACAAAGGAGATTAAATTATGTCAAAGCAATTACCTTATTCACAATTTGGTATCGGATTCGATCGCATGTTTGAAGAGTTGGACCGCTTGATCAGCAATGGTACAACAACAAACGGCGGATACCCACCATTCAACGTAGAGAGACTAGAAGACAACAAACATCGTATCACGATGGCTGTGGCTGGTTTCAACGAATCTGAAATTGATATTACACACCAGGATAATACCTTGGTTGTGAAAGGTGAAAAGTCCAATGATGAACCTACAGCAAACTACATCTATCGTGGTATTGCAAAACGCAACTTCCGTAGGGAGTTTGTGCTTGCAGATCATGTAGAAGTACGAACTGCAAGCCTTAGGGATGGCATGTTGGTAATCGATTTCGAAACTCTTGTACCTGAAGAATACAAGCCTAAGAAGATTCCTCTAATCAAGGAATAATCAACTTTTCACATGGGTGGGAATTAAAAATCCCACCCTTTAGATAAATATTAGACAAGAACACGGGTATATAACAAATGTCAGAAACAGCAATTCAAACAGTTAAGAAAACAGATAATACAACTGGCATAAAAGAACCAGAAAAATTCCGAGTGGTAATTTTAAACGACAATGCCACACCAATGGAATTTGTCATTGAGTTGCTTAAAGTAATTTTTCACCACAATCAAGAAGCCGCACTACAAATTATGATGCAGGTACATCAAAATGGTAAAGGTACTGCTGGAATTTACACATACGAAGTGGCTGAACAAAAAGCCATGGAGTCAACACAAATTGCTCGTACCAATGGTCACCCGCTTGGAGTAAGTGTTGAGCTTGCCGGCTGATGATTACAAAAACAAGTTAATCATTGACTTAGATGATACTTGCATAGATACAATAACTGCTTTTGTAAAATGGTTAGCACAACACGACAGATTAAAAAATGTCAACGGCAATACAATAACCAGCAGAGAACACTTGGGTGACTGGCTAAATGTTCCAGATGAGCTAGCTGATTTGTGGATGAGCGAATTTTGCGAACATTCGTGGCAATGGGGTGCAATGTGGCCCTGTCTCGGAGCAGAAAAAATACTAACTGAATTTACCAAGGCTGGTTGGTATATTGTAGGTTATACCAAGGCGTCTAAAGATATGCATCGTGCAACATTACGAAGAGCAAACTTAGAATTATTGTTTCCAAATGTATTCAATGAGCTTTATGTTGTAAACAGGCAGGCAAATTTATATCCAATGCTCAAAGAACATGAACCAGCATTTTGTGTTACGTCGACAGAATCAACAGCAAGAGCAAGTGCCCAAGCTGGCCATGCCACCTATCTGTTAACGCAACCTTGGAATTATAGTTTTGCTGATATTTCAGTTCGTCGCTTTAATCATTGGGCAGATATTCAGTCAGTGCTATTGAAATAACACAGCAAGTTTGCAATCATAATTACTATTATGAATCCCATTATCCCACCAAAAGTGACAATAGTGGCCCATGTAAATTGGCGCACTAATCGTCTAACAGGACGCACACTAACATTACCAGCAGGGGAATCCTTGCCAGCTGATCAGCACCCCGGGGAATGGGTTGTGCTTGACATACATTCAGCAATACAATTAATGAACGGTCGCAGTCCATGGCATGAGTGGATTAGGCTAGGTGCTAAAGTGGTACACATGCCCAACACCAACGTTGACTTTTTAAGTCGCATTAGTCCTGCGGCTTGGCCCGAGATTGCCCTGGTTGATGAGAAATGGACTCCTATTCCGTGGGTGCCATTAGATGTGCCCAAGATTGAGCCAGATGACTGGGACCTGTTCTGGAAGCTATGGAATGAAAAGCAAGCTGACATCACACGTGGTTTAAACGAAACACAATTCTGGAAAGGCCTATGTTGCTTCTTGCACCCAGAAGTAGATCATACTAAGTTTAACTACAAGAACACAGTGGTAGATGACTGGACTGGACACTTCCCTCGAATGTTCGAACAAATTTTTAGTTGTTTGCCTTTTCACAGCGTTGAAAAAGTTGTGCTATGGTCAAATATCAATGAAGTAACACCACACATAGATCCAGACGCAGTTATCTATCCTTGGCCTGATAGCCTACGTATCATGCTCTGGGACACAAACGATGGGCCTACGTTTTGGATGAGTAAGTGGCCCGAGCGTACGGCTGATTATGACCCTAAACCTATTACTGTAAGAACAGGTGCGGCCTATGGTGTTAGTGCAGAGCGAGTTCCTAGAAACAAGAGAACCTATGTTGAGCTACCACCAGACACAAATACATTTGTATTCAATAACGGAGCATTCATGCACGGTGCAGATTTAGCTAAGCCTAAGATTATCATGGCAGTCAAGGGTAGGCCAAAGATTACAGAATGGCTCAAAGCTCTTGAGCCAAGTTATGAAAAGTACAAGGATTGGATTACAAAATGATACTCGTTAGAGATACTGATACAGCACCGTTAACTGAAACTAGAGCAAACTATTTTGACTCATTGACACCGTTTAAAATAAACAAGCATGATTTAAATGTAACACCTGCAAGAGAATATCCACCCTTGTTGAAATTTCAACTGCCAGAGTCTGTAAATTTTCAAGAATTAGTAGATGATACATACGAAGCGTTATTAACTTTTGGTCAATGGAATTATAGATTGTCTGGCGAAGGTCAGATGGATTTAAGTTACGGTGGAATGGGACTTACTTACAATCCAGATCATGTTGATGGCAACAGCGGTGATGTACATCAACAGGTACAAGGTAATCACAATCCTGGTACAAATGGAGTGCCTAATCCCTATTCTACTTTTTCAAAAGAGAATATGCCAGACATAAAAAGAAACACGCATTACGATACGTTTGGATTTGCTACAAGAACACCTGCTAGTCGATTTAAGTCATTGGGTACATTTTTAGACTTGTTTAAATGCACTATGGTCAGAACTGCAATTCGCATTATATATGCAGAACAAGAAGGTCCAGTTGGCAATGACAAGTATGCCGGAGTCACCTGGCACAAAGACGAACCAATGACAACAAATTTACGAATTAATATTCCATTGGTAACACATCCTGATTATGTGCTAGAGCAGGAAGGATTTAATCCTAGACATTTAAAAGCTGGGCTTGCATATTCATGGGACACAAATACCATGCACCGTGCGTATGCTCAAACTCGAACTGCTCCTCCACGTATACACCTGATGATGGGAATTAGTCCCTGGTGGCACTATAATGAAAACTTTAAAGTTTGGAGCACTACTAAGTTTGCCGGTGTTAAGCATCCAATGGACATGTTGGTAGACGGTGACATCATTGAAGGTCTTAAACTAATCACTGATTAAGTAAGTAGTTATTGCGTAAGCAAGTAGTGGTTAAACTAAGTTAGTATGTCAATAAATATAGTACTCGCTGAGAGTAATAACATGGGGCTTTTATCCAATGAGTAAGAAGGATATCACTAGAACTAAATTATTTAAGATGGTTCAAAGCTTTGATGAACATGACGCAAAGTTTAGGCCTACCATTGCTGACTGTAGGGAAGTATTTAGAAACATCAATCGCAATGTTTTTAACAACGAACTTAAAATGCCCAGTTTTAGATTAGTATATACCAAGGCATTTTGGGGCGAGTGTCAAGGAGTACTTGACGATCAAACCAAGGTTAAGATGAAAATTAACAAAAGCTTCTTGAGCAAGCGATTATTCATCAACACCATGGCCCATGAAATGGTTCATCAGTGGGAATGGTTGACTAACGATAATATGACACATGGGCCACAGTTCTTTTTATGGCGACAGCAGTTGGCAAACTACAACATCACACTCAGCAGATGCTATAGAATGAAACACTATAGACTAGATAAAGTACAAGCTAGAAAAATTCCTTAACAGCGCAGTTAGACGATGCAAGGTTATCTAACTAGTGATAACTATTTGTATGACAAACTTATTCAATCAAAATAATCCAAACGCAGTTGTTGGTGACGGAGTTAGTGGAAGCCGACAAGGCATGGGCATTATGCGTCCAGAATTAGTGGCCGCAGAACTGGCATTGTTGCAACTGGGGGACTTTGAGCCGTTAGATTGGCACCTGGATGCACACAGCATTGACAAGGTAATTACAGAAAAATACAGCACAGATTGGGTAGATTACCTTCCAAGAACAGACCGTCCAAATAATCGTCGGTCAATGACACTTACAACAATTCCTGGTTGGGACCATCGCAGTCCTCCAAGTATTCCAGAAGCAACAAACAAATTGGGACGAGTGCCATTTGAGCATGAGTTTTGTGTTCCTACACAATTGTACCAAGACTGTGACCAAGCACATCTCGGACTTGATAGTTTGAAAGATTTCTTAGATGAGTGGAATCCATTGGGCAGAACATTTATTGTCAACTCGGGCATTGGCGGTTATTTTGTGCCACACAGAGACCATCCAGGCCTGCCAAGGCCATGCTTTCGTCTTGTTGCATTCTTAAAGAACTGCGGCCCGCTGGAATACGATTGGTGGATGGATGATAAAAAAGTAAACATTGAACTAGGCCGAGTGTATTATGTAAACACTCGAAAAACACACAGAACAATTTCATGGGCTGACAATAGTTGGCACTTAATTCTTAATGTACCGTTTACACCAGCAAATGTAGACAAGGTACTAAAACACTTACAACATAGACACTAACATGAGAATCACAGTAGGCAAAGACAATTTTATCAAACAGGTAGATATTAAACTACCTGAAGGCAAGCAACGAATTGGAGTAATGTTAAGCGGTGGCGCAGATTCTGCGGCGCTGTTATATCTACTATGCTTAGAGCGTAGGATGGATAAGAGCTCACAAGAGATAGTTCCGTTTACTGTTGCTCGTCCTGATGGAGCATGGGACTATGTTAAACCCATTGTTGAATGGGTTAGAAACAAGCTTGAACTTACAATCGAACAACTGCCAGACCCCATCAAGGTTGGTGACCCAACGGTGCATCATAGTCAACAAGGCCGCACAGGCGAATATGAAGCTAGGTCTAAACACAGTATTGAACATATCTTTTATGGAAGCCAAGCACACCCTGATCGTGTGCTAATCGAGTTGCCTGGAGAATACCCAAGTCGACCTGCCAGTGTAGAATTGCCAGGCACCACTTGTCCATTTGCCTTAGTAGATAAACGCCATACACTAAGTTTGTATGACATATTTGATGTATGGCCTTTGATTGAGCTTACACATAGTTGCACAGCACTAACCGAAGGGCGTTGTGGAGAATGTTATAACTGCAAGGAACGTGAGTGGGCACTAAGTCAGTTAGAGTTTACTGACCCGGGCGTGAAGTAAAAATACTTAAACCTAGTTTGCGTTTAATGCCGTTGCGCGGGAACGCACTACTGACATGTAAACGATTGCGAGGGAATGTCATTGGTACTCCTGGAATCCATTGCCAGTGTTTATCTACTGTAAGTCCTGCAAAGTTTCTAATGTCCAAATGAGGACAATGGTCCAGTAGTATACCATCCATGGTCTCCATATCATCTAAGTTTCCAACATCTTTATAATCTGTGATGACCTGATTATATTCGTTGGGCTCTACAGTTTCACCACGCAAGAAGAATGCCGCATCACCTGTCCATGTTTGATTCAGGACTAGAAATCTATTGCGTTCCAGTCTGACAGGAACATCGTCTCGAAATTCCTGACGTAGCGGAAACACAAATGTCTGTAACACCTTGCCGGGACCTTCTTTGCCTGTGTCTGCATGTACACGATATCCTGTTTCAGTCTCAAAGAAATTGCCGCCAGCAACTTCCCATGTACCTGCTCCTAGCACACCATCAATGATGGGTCTGACTATTTCTAATGCTGGCTCTAGGTCAAGAGCAAATTTACGTTGAGGTAGAATTTTTATTTGACTATTGTTTTCAAAACAAGAAATAAGTGACAGACGTTGTTCGTCTGTCAGAGGATCAAGTACACTGGGGTTCATAGTGAGATATTTAGTGTTGTAAAAATGCAACAGCGTATCTTGACAGGTGAGCCAGTTTGTGTTATACTGTTTAATTAAAGGAGAAAGTATGCAAGCTAAAAACTTTATAAGCAAATATACAAGTGCCAATAATCGTAAAGCATATGGGAGTTTTTATAATATAAAAGCTACAGAAAAATGGGTGGAGTATATGCTAGACATTACAGATATGAACCGAGTATTAATGTCTTTACCGTTTAACGATAAAATGCGTATGCTAGATGCCCTAGAGGCGGCAGAGCGCAAGCGAGATTATATGTACAGACACCCAAATTTTAACTATAAACAAGCTACCCGGTGGTACGAGATGGCAAAAGATTTGCCTAAAAAGTAAGTAGCGTTGTTGTAAAAATACAACAACAAAATGGTTGACAAGTGGCCCTAAAAGTACTATAATAGATACATAGCAAGAAATAAAAGGGTTACCAGATCCGTTAGGCGGACCGTAAGAGAGGAGCACCAAGGCGTTTGGCGCAATCTTACAACGCATGAAGACTGAGGACTAGCAATAGATCCAAATGGTTGACGGAAGTATCTGGCAGTAATGACCGTGGTGACTGGGCTTCGCAAACCCAGCAGAATGAGATCCACATGGTTCCCTCCTATTATAAATGAAAGGAATAAAAATGACTTACGAAAAAACATTGAACATGACAGTTGGATTGAAAGACATGATTGGCAAAGTCTTTACCAGTGTCACTGGTGAAGTAGGCTCACGTGAAATTGTCTTTGCAACCGACAAAGAAACTTTTACATTTATGCACTTCCAAGATTGTTGCGAATCTGTAGAAGTAAACGACATCGTTGGCGACTTGCAAGACTTGGTAGGCACTCCTATCTTGGTAGCAGAAGAAGCAGTTGGTGGCGAAGTGGATGGCTTCGAAGGCAATGAGTCATACACTTGGACCTTTTACAAATTTGCAACCTTCAAAGGTTGGGTCGACATTCGCTGGTTAGGTGAGTCAAACGGCTACTACTCAGAGGGTGTTAGTTTGGAATATGAAAAGTTAGCATAGGAGGTCATTATGACTGTTACTGTGGCAAGAATGAAAGATAGGTTAGTCGAAGTCGTTCGTGTTGCTGACACAGTTGCGTTCTCTACAGAGCGTGGTTGGGTAATGGTTTGCATGGACTTTGAAAAGCCTGAACGTAAGAAAGAACAATTCAAGTGGGTGCCCGCCAGTACTCACTTTGATTGGGTTAGAACCTTTGCCTTCTGAGGACACCATGGACCAAGCACAAAAAAAGCGTTTTCTCAAAGAACAGAAATTACCTATTGCGGATGCATGGGCCTTGGTGGCCTTTGCTGACCGCATCAACGAAGGAAAGTATATCAAGTTTCCTGAGATGGATCAAGATACTGGCAATGTTAAACTGCATCCCAATCGCGAGTTGATCAAGACACAAGTTGCACTGAGCTTTCCTAATGTTACTGACGCCGACAGAGAACTGGGTGCTAAGATGGCAGAGCATTTTCAAGGGCTTGCATTTAGTATGCTGGGTGGTAAAACGAATGACTTTGATCAAAAGATTATGAATTTTATCACGCAAGAAGATATTGACGCTAACATGGGCCTGGCATACATGGCATGTCTTGGTGCTCGCTACCATAAAGAAGTTGTAAAAGAACAGCGGCAAGAAACTCTAAATAAAGTTATTGCAACCAGTATTCACCAAGGTGCTGTGGGCCAACACCTACGCCTTGATGTTACTGTAATCAATAAATTTGCAGGCAAGGTATTTGCCGGTAGTGTAGTTCGTGCTACAGACGGAACTAACTTGTACTTTTGGACCAGTAGCAAGACTGTTGACATGTGGCCCGATACTCCTGAACAGTTTCCCATAGTTGGAGTTGTTAAGGCACATGGAAAAGACAGAGATGGTGCTCAAGAAACCAGACTGACCAGAGTCAAGATTGCAATTTAAAATACCCGCTCGGGCGGGCTTTTTTTGACTAAACACAGCAGGTGACAAATGTATAATTATATACATGTATATTCCATCTCATATTATTGCCAGCGTAAAAAATGCAATACCGGTTTATAAAGATTGGCCCAAGCCTGGCATCTCATACAAAAATACAGTAGAACTGGCCCAACAACCAATGGCATTTGCACATGCCATAGACTGGTTTTCTTTAGTGGCCAGGCAAGCTACTGCAAAAGAAATATTTGCTCCAGATGCTCGTGGTTTTATATTTGGTTCAGCATTGTCAATCAAGTCACACTTGCCAATGACGGTTGTGCGTAAACCCGGAAAGCTACCCGGAGATGTGTGGAGTCAAAGTTATGAGTTGGAGTATGGCACAGACACACTGGAGATACAGCAAAATATACAAGCAGGTGACAGACCTGTTCTCATTGTTGATGATGTGTTGGCCACTGGCGGAACAGCACAAGCAATTTGCAAACTATTACACAATAACTTGGGTATTGCATATTCATCAATGACAGTTGCTGTCCTGATTAATCTTTCCTTCTTAGGTGGTAAAACACTTTTAACCGAGCAAGGTGTTGCTGTACATGGGCTACTAAATGAATGATCTAATTGTGTTTGCTTTAGAAGATGAAGCACCAGGTCTTTTTAAAGAATACTCTAATGTGCATTGCATTGGAGTAGGCAAGGTCAATGCCGCAATAAATCTAATGCGGCTATGTCACATATACCATCCCAGGCGCATTATCAACATGGGTACAGCAGGCGGCATTAGATTGGGGCATGGCGTACATCGTATCAATACTGTATGGCAACATGACGTAAACTTGATGGCACTTGGCATGCAACCGGGTATTCACTTCAATGATCCTGTAAGTATGATTATCATGCCCGGTATAGGTAAGACTTGTGCGTCAGGTGATATCTTTATTACTGAACCCAACAAGCTTCGAGTAGAATGTGATGTAGTCGACATGGAGGCATACAGCGTGGCCAAGGTAGCAAATACACTTGGACTTGATATCGAAATATGGAAGTACATCAGTGACCCTGCAGATGTGGGCGCCGGTACAACTTGGAAAGAACAAGTGTCATCTGGAGAACCACTTTACAGACAAGTGTTAGAAGAATTAAAAATTAAATTGGAACCTAAATGAAAATAGCAAGCGGCTATGCCGAAATGTTTGAGTGGGATGATGGTAACCCAAACAACGAGGATCGAACCGGACTAACAGTTGCACTTTATAGCGGTGATAAAATTAGAGTTGCCAGCGCCAATGATGTGCCCATTGGAGTTGTTGGCGGGGACAATACCAGTGTAGCGGCTATTAGCAATGCTAGTCCACAGGAATGGCACGGAAAACATTTAAGAGATGTTGCTGGTAGATTACTTTGGGAAGGCCAAGTAATGGTTGAATGGATTGACAAAGGATTTCGTCACTGGTATGAAACCGATCGTTTACCAGAAGGTATTACTATACCGGAGAATGCAACATATTACTACGAACTAAATGGACATAAACTACAAAGAGAAATATTATCAGAAGAATTTAAACAAAAAAATGGGATGGTACCGCAGTACTTGCCACGTTGGGAAAGACAAGAGTGGGGTATAGTAGTGTTATTGGGTAGAGCAGTTGTCAGAGAAGGTAGCGTATGCAATCCATTGTGGAAAAGATTAAAACTTCAGGACGGAGAATTATACGGGCAATCTGTGGCCGAGTGGTTAATAAGATAATAGAGCATAAAATGACAAACCTAAACGACCAAGCCACTATCATATTAATGGGCTCATTAAAAGAGTTGCTATCTAATCGTAAATACGTCTACGTAAGTAACACAAATTATTCGTACTCCCGTTTGGAAGAGCCAGGTAAAGAGATGATCATTAACTTGGTACAATCTATTTTGCCATTACTAGCAGAAGCTCGCGATTTACAAATAAAAGAAGAAGCAGAACGACTCATGATTGACAAACTGAGTAAATAAACTATTGTAAATACAATTATGCAAACAAAAAACATCTTTCCAGACTGGGGCACAGAGATCACAGACATGAGTGATATCTTTGAGCAAGATACTCGTGAATTGAGAAAGCTACTGTATGATCGTAAAATGATAGTATTACATGCTCCTGAATGGGACAAGCTAACTTATTGGAAGTTTTGTGCGCTATGGGGACAACCGTGGACAGGAAAGAACTATCATGATAGTACAGAAAAATGGGAAGTTGTACTTGACCCAGAATCCCCAGGCGAACCAAAATTTATCACAGCAATCAGTAACAAAATTAGTGCTCGTTTGGGTGACAAAGAAATGCCTTGGCATGCTGACATTGCCAATCGCGTAGATGGCGGCATTCAGTTTCCGCATCGTATTATCTACATGAAGACTGTGCCTAATCCAAAAGCAGGTTTAACTGTTTGGTTAGATATGGAAAAAGCTTATCCTGAAGTACATTCAAGACTTAGAGCACGTTGGGAAGCACGTACTATTGTTCAGCAAAATTGGCACCATCTTGGCAATGACATTATTGAATGGCCTTCAATGAAACAGCAACCAATTACTGGCCGCTGGAGCCCGAGATGTAACTTTCACGGAGTCACTGATGCATGGATCATTGATACCAAGTTAAATGGTAAAAGCATGGGAACTGGTATTGTTGAAGAACTCATGGAAGCAATGGCTGCTGTTCCAGAATGTGTATACACGCACACATGGACTCCAAATGACATGGTCCTATATGACAACTGGCCATTTGTACATAGCAGAACATTCTTAGATTTAAAAGCTGAAGACGAACGCTTAATGTGGCGTTGTAACATTGAACACGATGAAAGCTTAAAAGAAACCCTGTATGGAAAGTAACTACATATACTTTAACTCTTGTAAATTACTAGATCCTTTAACCGACAATTGGACCACAATTCGTGATGAGTTTATTAAAAACTCAATGCGAGAATCGTATAAGGCACGTGTAACAAATGAAGAAGAAAAAGGCATCAAAGCAAACTATATCACTGACCTAACAGGTGAAGAATTGTATGTTGGTGATTTCAAAGCCATGCCTGTTATGCTAAGAGAAGATTTTGTTGACCATCACGAAGCAAAGTCAATGGACTGGAAGAATTGGAAGCAACCAGGTGGTGAGAAAATATCATTCAATGATGCAAGGCTACATCGTATGCCATTTATACAACAGTGGATGTATAGGAACATTGAGGTACTTGGTGCAGTCACTTTTAATATTTCATTACCTGGAAGCAAATTGAATCACCACTGGGGCTTGGTAAATGAATATATTCGTTTTCACTTGGTGTTAAAGCAAGCAACAGGTTGTGTATTTGATATTGAAAACGAAAGACATGAATGGGTAGATGGTGAGTTATTTGGTTTTGATGACTGCAATGTATTTCACGGTACCAAGCATACTGGCACAGAGCCTAGAATAATCATGTTGATTGATATTCTAAAAAGTGCAGTCCAACCTTATGCTAAAACTTGGCCTGTAAGAGAAAATATACCTCGGAACAAGAGAACTATCCCAACTATACTGGATTGGTAATATGCTATTTGAATTAAATCATCGTGTGGTAGACGCTATTGATACCAGTCTAGTAGACCCTATCATTGAAGCTTGTAAAAAAGCCAACTGGGGCAATGGTACATATGATAGATTTGAAAAAGTTCTGTCTGATGGCAAATTGGTAGAATATCCGTTTCCTATCAGCAAGCCTAATAAAACTTACACACCAGAGCAAACAGAAATTCTACGAGCAAGCAAGCCCCTGCTAGATTGGATCTTGACCTTGCCTAGGTTTGCAGGATACAAATGGATTCGTGGTGAAGTTGCTACGCTACTTCCAGGAGTAACACTAGGTTGGCACAAAGATCCACAGTGGTTCCATGATAATTGTGTGCGTTTACATGTACCAATTTATACCAACGACCAGTGTGTACAACTTTGGAAAACCGAAGAGTACCATATGGAAATGGGTTATCTATACGAATTGAATAATCGTGTGACTCATAGTGCAACCAACAGAGGCACAGAGTTTAGAACCCACTTAATCTTAGATATCATGCCAGAGACTAAGTGGCAAGAGTCAAGGCAATCAGGAATTAACCCAATTGGCCTTGTTGATGCTCCTGGCGAGTATTAAGCATCTAACTCAATATCCCAATACAGGTAGTCTCTCCATGTTTCATGGAGATTGCTTTGCGGCCTACGTTTACCACGTGCATACAGGTCCCATGCACTAGGAGGCACTGGCTTTGTTAATGGGAACATTTTAGCCTCCTGCGGTAACTTTGCACCTTTGCGATGATTACATGGACTACAGGCCGCAACAACGTTTTGCCACGAACTGATACCGCCATGTGCTCTTGGGATAACGTGATCAAATGTCAAGTGCCTGGCTTCGAATTCGCCACCACAATATTGGCAAGTGAACTGGTCTCTAAGATAAACATTGTAACGACTGAATGTAGGAGTTTGGTCTCGCTTGACATAGTCTTTTAGGGCCACTACACTGGGCAGTCTCCAGCTTCGAGTAGCACTATGGACCTCTACATCGTATTCAGCTACAACATTTACACGGTCTGTGAAGACAGACTTAATTGCATCTTGCCAGGATATTGTACTCAATGGATGCATGTGGACCGGTTGAAAGTCAGCATTTAGTAGTAAAGCTGGATATTGTGAATCGTGGATCATAAAAGTGGTTCAGGATAAAACTATACTTACCAAGAAATTTGACAAGTACTTAATTATACGCTATAATAACACAATGAGCAACTTTGAAAGGCTAATATGTCGATGCATATGGAAGGTCCGTGGCTTAGTACCACAGGCAAGAAAAAAGGTAAAATTAAATTTGCCTCATCAGAAGCTAAACGAAAGGCAGAAGAATTGGAAGAATCTTGGAATGAAATACTAAAGCGTCAAGGCGTGGAACAAGAAGAACGTAAACGCCGACGTGCAATGAGTGCTGAGCCGCTGGTGTACAATCTCAGCGCACCACCTGGTAGAACAAGCGCACGTCTCCCATCTCTTAACACAGGTGAAGCAGGAGCCGGAACATATCGAGCATCACCGCAGTACACAGGTACCAAGGTCAAAGGCATTGGCACTATGCATAAATCAAATGCAGTTCCAATTTTTAGTAATGAAGAGGCACATGATATTGCCACAATGAGGAGAGGTTAATGACACATTTTGTTCACCCAGCATCATTTAATAACTTGGTGCATGAAACTTTCATCGATTTGAACAAACGAGTGCAGGCTCACAAATGGTGTGAGAAAAACTTTGGTCGGGCCTGGGAGCCGTTTGACTATCGTGAAGGCCGCTGGAACATGACCTGGGGTGGACATGACAGCAATCTAAGAGACATGACCAACTTTGACAAGTACAAGGTTTGTTTTGAGGATGAACAAGACATGCTTATGTTTAAATCAGTTAGCCTATAAATACCTAAAGGAGTTTAACATGAAAAAACTTTTAATCGCAATCGTAGCAACTATGGCCCTGACGGGTTGTGCAAGTAGAACAGGTACTGCTGTACTTGCTGGTACCACTGGCCTTATCATTGGCAATGCAATGGCACAGCCACAGCACAGAGTGGTAACACACGAGCAAGTGATCATTGTAAACAGCACCTGTGCTCAATATCAACTTCACAGTGACAGAGCCGCTTGTGAACGTGGCGCACGTCAACGTTGGCAAGAAGAACAGCGCAAGAGAGAACAAGAAGCATATCGTCAAGGCTATGGACGATAATGAGTTATAATGTAATACTGATTGGTGGTATCACATTTGATCGAATAGGCAGAGCAATTGGTCCTTTTAGATTAAGAACAGCATTTGAAAATGCAGGATATTCACTAAAGGCCATTGACTACGCCTGGGCACTTGATCAGGATCAAATGATTGAATTGTTGTCAACACTTATTACACCAGAAACAAAAATATTAGGTATCAGTGCTGCCTGGTATGATTTTCCAGCCAATAAGTGGGCACAGGATCTTACTTTTTTCAGGAGATTTAGGAGTCTCTTTCCGGACATAACAATTGTTGTTGGAGGCACCAGTACCACTCCACCGTCATTGTTATATAACTATTCTGACTGGTTTGTTAGTGGGTTCAGTGATATTGCATTTGTCAAGCTTGTTGATTATCTCTATGGAAAAACGTCAGATTTGATTTATACAACAGATGCACACGGCATTCCTGGTCCGGGTCCTGGCAAAATTAAAATAGTATCAGCTGACAGAGATTATCAAATAATAAATGTGGATGAAATTGAAACAGTCTTTAAGGAAGAGGATGGATTCTTATCTCATCAACCCTTACCTATTGAAATAAGCAGGGGCTGTATTTTTAAATGTGCATTTTGCACACATCCTTTCCTGGGTAAAAAGTCATACGATTATATACGAACAGCAGAAAGCATCGGTAGCGAACTTAAAAGAAATTATGAGTTGTTTGGTACCTACCGATACATGATATCTGATGATACATTTAACGACAGCTACGAAAAACTAGATATAGTTAAACGAGCAATTGAAATTGCTAAGTTATCAAAATTTGAATTTGTGAGTTATATTAGGCCTGAACTAATTATCACCAAACCCAATATGCTTTCTATGCTACTTGACTTGGGTATCAAGGGTGGGTTTATTGGCCTCGAGTCTATGCGAAAAGAATCTAGACAGGTAGTTGGAAAAGGCATTGCAGTTGACCGGGTACTTGAAATTGCACAAACTCTCAATGAGAGTGGTGTTAAAATGCATGCCAGTTTAATTGCTGGTCTACCAGGTGACTCTGAAGAAGAAATTCATAAATGGAATGATTACCTAATTGAGAACAAGAGTCGTCTATTTAGAAGTTGGAATTTCAATGCACTTGGAATGCACCGAACAGCAAAGGGTGATGTGCCATACAGCTTGTTTGAAAAAAAACCAAAATCTTATGGGTATACCACTAAAGAATTGGCGCACAACATACGGTCATTGGACTGGGTACATACATCTGGAATGACTGCGGCCAAGGCACAAGAAATTTCTAACAAATGTAATGCTTCTGCTAGACAACATATAAAAATTGGCGGCTGGGAAGTTGCAGGTGCTTGGTTCCATGACATACCAGAATCTATTGTGGAAAATATGCCATTTAATCAGACCAATCTCAATGAGAAATCCTATGAAAACTCAATGGCACGAGCCAGTTATAATTATAATTTGACCACGGGCAAACATTTGAACAATGCACAATGAAATTACATAGAGAAGGTGTAATGGAAGATTATTTTCCCGATAATGGCTGATATAAATTTTTCTGGATTATGGCGGGTTAATCTAGTAGAATATACAAATCAAACTAGTAACATAATCGATGAAGTATATTTTGAGTTTTGCGGCGAAGCATTACTATTCATGAAAATCTATAATGATTCTGAGCCCGAATCTGGTAATTATACCGTATATACAGGTCCATATAAAGTACCATAATCAATAATATTATAGTGGATAATAGAATATATAATCCAGCTTAATCCAGTGTATATTCCAGTTTGTTGCTAAAATACAACAAAAATAGAGTCAAAAAAAGCCCTAAAAACGGTTGACGTCTGGCTCTAAATGCGTTATAATAAACACATGAACAGCAAAACAGTATCCCGCAAAAGACGTACAGACCGTAACCACGCAATTTACGAATTGTTTTGTGAAGTTACAGGCGACAGCTACATTGGCATTACCGTTGTAGATGGCTCTGCTTTGAGCTCTGTGCGTGGACGTTTTAACCGTCACTTGAGCCGTGCTAATACAGAAAGCAAGAACTGGAACCTGTGCGAAGCACTTCGTACATATGGACGTGAAGGCTTCACTCCTTACTTGCTAGAAGTAGTACGTGGCAAGACTGCGGCTCATGCTCGTGAGCGTGAACTGACTGCATTGTTGAAGCCCACTTTAAATACACTATAAGGAGATGATTATGAAACCGATTCATACCATGTACATCTACAAAACAGACAGGCGTACTCGGACAGGTGAACGCATTGTTTCAACTTCTGTTTGGCAAAACAGAGATGCTGATGAAATGCGTCGAGAGATTCGTGAACTACAGTATGAACTTTGGCCTGTAAGCAAAGGCTTCACCATCAGGTTCATGCCCACAATGCCAACTATCTAAGGAGAAACAAATGATTACACAAACCGCAACTTACGATCAACGCCATGGTGGCCCTTACGATCGCGGTCAAGCCGATTCATATTATGGACGTGATTACTGGCCTCATTACTTTGCAGGTGACACTCATAGAACCCGTCGCATTGACATGGATCAAATGACTGCGGCAGAGCTAGCGGCATACACCGCAGGTTACCGAGACAACGAAGCCAACGGAGACAAAAAAGACTGGGGTTAAAAAACTTGACATAGTACTTGTATTCGTGTACAATACACGCACACCAGATACATTTACCACATGATAAATTTTATATTTGAAATCGTCAATCCCTTTAGTAACAAGTTTTCAGGACTTTTTATTAAGCATGGACTACTTACCAAAGTCAAGTCGTGGGAGTTGAATGCATATCGTACAAATACTATTTTTCTGATTGAACTTAATTTTACTATCAAGCGAGATCATGCCGGAGGCAAGGTTAGATTAGGTGCCGTGGGTTTAGAAATTGAATTTCAAATTTATGATTCTAGACATTGGGATCATCAACTGAATCGGTGGGAATAAAATGTTGCAGACCAGGCGACCAATTAAAAGTGTACCAACCAATGGCTGTCATCTAGACTTGCTTGGTCGCACTCTCAAAGAAGGTCAGTATGTGGCGGTAAGTGATGGCGGCATGCATGTTGCACAGATTCAACGTTTTACTCCCAAGATGGTAGAGATTATAGTTATTGATCGTAAATATAGATTCAAATGCTTGAAGTATGCAGATGAAATGGTAATACTTGAAGGGCCTGACATTTTTATGTGGGTACTAAGTAATGGAAGTTAAAAAAAGGAAACTAAGATAATGGCAGATATAATTGATGACGCACAAGAAGCAATGGAAGCGGCCGAAGAACTTCGACGTGCAACCGCTAAACCATTTGTACCGGTCCGAACAGGATTCTGTATTGAATGTGAAGTACCAACAGATTTTACGTTCTGTAGTCCCGAGTGCAGGGATGATCATGAAAAACGTGAAAAAATAAAAGCCATCAACGGAGGATAAGCCTATGTTAAAATCGTTTGTTCTAGGGCAACGACCATTAAGAATATTTGATGCCGCAGACGCAGAGCATCGTAGTTTATACTATAAATTTTCAGTTACCAAGACTTGGAAATTGTGTCCTTACCAATGGGTCATTGACGACGACAGTATGGATGTGGTTCATAATATGAGCAAGAAAATGCTAAAATATTACACAGATTTGGAATTTAACGTGAAAAAACCACAAAAAACAGGGTACAAAAAAGTGTTAAAAATCAATGACTTACAAAGTCGCAAAAAAGCAACAAAATAACCCTACTTTTTGTAGGGTTTTTTACGAAAAGGTTGCCCAAAACCCCGAAACCGCTTATAATACATACATGTTAAGCAAAAAGGAGTTGGAAATGGTAGTTCAAAGTTTTGGTATGTTTAGCGAAGCCGGCGACCAAGCTGTTGCAGACATTATCGAGTATCACACTTATCGCAAAAGCCCTTGGAGCCTGGTTCAACAAAACCTGCGTGACTTGGCTGACTCAGATTACGAAAAGTTTGGCGAAGCAATGGACACCGCGGTTCGTGAAGTGGTTTACGAAGCGATTGGTGCTTACGATCGTGGCGAAGATT